TTTTTCTGTATTTGCATATAACAAACTTGTCATAAGTTTATTTCGGTCATAAATTGGTATAGCTTTGCCACAGTAAAAAATAGTTCTTGCTGACAAGAAATCTAAATCCTGTGCTGATCTTGGCTCCATTGAATCTGTTGTTGTTTTGACTCCTATTGTATTCCATTCTGAAATAACAGTGCGGGCATTATAAAACTTATGTGCCCAATCACTTACTGTCCAGGTATTATCATCACCAACCAAAATTTTTGACGTATTCATTTCAAATTCCGTATAATTTGGTTTTTCACTCAACATAATCCACGCATAAGCTAGTAATGTATATAAAATCAGGGTATTATCATTAATTGTATTCACTGATCCAGAGGGATTTCCACCCAATTTCATCACCAAAACTCCTTCTGGTGTGATTACCAACGAATTCACTAAATTTCTGTAATAAACCTTCAATCGTTGTAAATTTTCTGGTGTTCGATCTTCATCATGATACATATTCCAGCGGAGTTTTGCACAACCCCACATCATATTTGCTCTTAAGGAGGAATCATATTCACTCTCATCTAAAGCATAACCCTGTCTAAAAATGTTCAATTTCCGGTATAGTATGTCCCAATTTCCTTTGAATGGACTCATTCCTACACCAGATGAACTACGTAAATATGAAGAGTTCATTTTCTCATTCATATCTTCAAACAACCGATTTCCTTGAACAGTACCATCAGTTGCGCCAGCTGTAAACGTTCGGATCTTATTCTCAAGCGTTTTTGCAGTTGGTCTTACTTCCTCTTTCAAAGAATTAGTATTGCAAAAAGTATAATTTGGGTCTAACAAGTTATCCCAATCCACAATTAACCACGGTATAATATCCGGGTCATTTTCAAACAATTCTTTCTTTTTTGCAAACTCTGAATTAAACGGAAAACCCGTTGATGTTGTCTTATCCAATTTTGCTACAACTTCTTCAGTAGTTCTAATCCTTGCACCACTCATATAAGGACTAAAATGTCGTTCAG